GTGGATTAGATTACTAAATAATAAAGATATGATAAAAGTAATAGTACATAAGAATACTGCAAGAATTAGAAAAAGCGCATTTGAGAGTCTTAATACCCACAGCTCAGTCTGGGAAGAAATGAATAAGACTCTTGGATTTCACAATCAAGAAGATGCGGAATATTTTATAAAAGCATGGGATGGTCAGCAAGCTGATTATAGAGAAGCAATGGATAAAGATAAAGAAGTACCTTATGCTGTGTTTATTGAAGGTCCTAAAGGTACATTTCGAGATGACCACATTAAACAAATTGGATGGGAGCCTTATTATACAATATAAAAATGGGTATATTACTAATAATATTAGCATTACTAGGTATTATAATAGGAGTCATAATAGGATTATTTATTATTCTATTAGTATCAATAAAAATAGCATGTAAAACCGTTAAAACAATTAAAGAAATATGTTAGAATTAAAAACCGCAGATGGAGTAGATGTACATATAAAAGCAAGAAGCATTTTATATCTTTGTCATTTAACAGATAAAGGAATTGAAGTAATGGAGAGCAGGCAATATGGAACAGTGATGCAAGGCCTAGATGCATATTCAAATATTCCTAACCCAGAAAGCCAGTTAATTACTGGGAAAGACTATGATGACCTAATTAAAAACATGCATACTCTACATAGCATGATGAAAAGAGAATCTTGGTTAGAAATGTTAAGAGAATCTATATGAAATTAGATAAAGAAAGACAAGGAAAGGCAAATTCCATTAAGTCTGATTTAAGAAACTTATTATCAGAACATAGTATAGTTGATAAAGAATCTTTTTTATCAGATATATCTTCTATAATATGCCAATTAGATACTGATGTTGCAATAAATGTAATGGAAGACTTTGGAGAAGAAGGCAAATATCAATCAACAGCTATAAAAGTAAATTATGGATATTAAAAAGTTTAAGAAATTAATTGTTGATTCATCAGCCATGCTAGATAAGCATCCTGAGTTAAGAACTGGGCAAGCACTTTCAAATCAACTATATGAAGTTTATCATTCATCAAATAAATTAATGTCAGATATTAATAATCAGTTATTAGACCCGTTTTATGATAACTCAAAAATTGAAAGTTTTTTAGAGTTTTTTGTTTTAAAATTTAAAGGTAAGAAGAGAATTGAAGCAAACTTTCTCTCTATGGGATTTCAAATTAAACATATGTCTAAATTTATTAAATAAAATATGGTACCTGCAATTGGAATAGGAGTATGGTGGCTTGCATTAACAGCTACATTAATAATAACTAGTAAAATTAAGTAAATAATATATGAGTGGAGTATTAGCATGGATAATCCCAATTATTATAATGACTGCTGTTGGCTTTTCAATATGTGGATTAGTTGTAACAAGTTTTCAGATTATTATTAAAAAAATAAGAAGTAGGCATGAGAATGCATGACCATGTGTTTACTATAACAGGAACAATTCTTATCATAGGTTTAGTTCTTATTATCATAGAGTTTATTAGAAAAAAGTAGCATCTTAATGAATGGTGAAATATTATATCAAATAGGCGATTCAGTAATAGTTGATGGTGTTAAGGGGACTGTGGTATTTAAGGAACCTAACCCAAAATCTAAGCAAATTTGGGGATTAGATAGTATAAAATCTTTGGAGAGTATTGGTTTATGGGTTTACTTGGTTAGATTTGAAAATGGAAACTATTCAAAGGTTTGCCGATATTATGAATTAGAACATCCTAAGATAGGTATTTTACGTTCTGTTTTTAATTAATCTCATATGTGAAAATATTTAATTAAAAAACCTAAATTAGTTTAATATTAAAGTTTCTTTTTTTATATTTGAAACGTACTAAACATAAAACATGACATTCAGTAAAGAAGATTTAAAAAAAGCATTTTTACTATTCAGAGAAGGTTTTGATTATGAAGACACTATCTTATATTTCAAAAACCAAAATAGTAAAACAAGCGATGTTGAAAAGCTTGATATGATTATTAAAGCAGTATCAAATGACTTTAATATAAGTAAGAATTCATTTAAGACAAATTATAGAGGAAGACAGGTAGTTGATGCTAGAGCAGTCTATTACTATTTAGCAAGACTGTTTACTGATGCGCCATATACATTGATAGCAAAAAAAGTAAACAGAGATCATGCAACAGCAATTAACGGCTATAAGCAATTAACTAATTTAGTTGATTCTGGTGATGATGAATTAGCAAAAAAATTAAAAAACATTAAAAAAATATATAATTCTTACATTTATGCACATTCGACTATTTAAACTATTGAAAAGTAAAGCTGAGGCTGAGAAGGAAGAGGCTAAAACAACTCTATCTCTATTATGTAATCATCCTGCTGGAATCGGAGATCATTCAACTGAAGATTTTTATAAAAACGCAGAAGAGGCTTTACAAAAGTTAACAGATGCTGATGATAAATTAAAGACATTAGAAAAATACAGTAAAACAATATTTATGCCTGAGGAGGATTTACCATTTTAAATTATGAAAATTATGAAAGTACCAGAGACAAAAAATGATCGTGCTATATTTGAAACATATAAAAAGCACCCAGAAACATTAACATATAAGAAAGTTGATGAATTTTCTGATGTATCAGTATTTATGAAGTATTGGATTGAATTAAGAAATCCTAATTGGCTTAACGTTGAAGTAAATGATGTTATTACATTAGGTGAAGGATCTACAGTAAAGTACATTGTAAAATACATTGACTTATACAAAGATGTGTTACAATTATCTCCAATTAGCGATAATGTAATATGGAAACCTAGATTAATTTCAGACATTCCATTTATGCAATTGTATAAAGCAAGATTTAACCAAGAACCTATTCAATATTCTTTATTTTAGTTATGGAAAAGAAAAGAAGAAAGTCAGTTCACACATTTAAGTGGACAGATGAAATGGTTATGGATTTTGTGAAAGAAAACATTTCACTTGGAGCCAGACAAAGTATTAGCAATTTGTATTTACTTAAAGCTATAGAAAACTTTAAAAACTCTGAAAGAAATAAAGATATTGTTTGGATTAGAGACAATAAAGAACTCTTGAGTATTGCTGGAATTGAAAAGGCTGCTGGGCTGCCTGAAACATCATTGCTAAAAGCCGTTAATGGAGGCCAAAAGTTTCCTAAGAAATGGGAATCTAAATTAAGTGAATTTGTTAAGGAATTAAAATCAAAATGAAAAGATAAGACTCTCCAAGCTAATGGATGAGCAAGTGAATACGCTTACAGTGCTAGGCTGTCTCAGGAGGAAACAACTCAGGTATCACAACACTACCAAGAAGTGTTAGCTTTGACAGAAGATAATTTGTATTGTAGATGTTCGCAACATGACAATTCGTTATTCCTACTTGGAGGACTTGGAGAGTTTTTAAATTTAACAAACATATGGTAATACGGGTTGTGTTAATTCACTGTTTAACTAAAGGAAACCTTTAGTCAGAAGAGCACCATGAACCTAAGTGTTTGTTTTTAATTCGCAAATTAAAAATTTTAGCATATTAGACGTTATATAAATTAAACACTATCTAAAGTGGATTTAATACCGTTTAATCTTATTTTAAGAATTATAAAATTAGGATATTATAACATCCCAACTCCATATAAAATTTTTAAATGGTCTAGAACAGAAAAAGGATATTTTACATGGATAGAAAAATGCGGTAATAAATTTATTTATAAAATATACTCTAACGGTGTATATCGTAGACCAAAGCATCCTATAAATCATTGGCCACATTGTAAAACTTATAAAGAAGCCCAAAAAAACCTTCTTGATGAATTGATAACAATATTAGAAGAAATTAAAGACTAATAAATACAGTATATTAATTTTTAACTTAAATAAACACTATGAAAAAAGTGGAAGCCATTATCAGAAAATCTCAGTTTGATGATGTGAAAGCCGCACTCATGAATGTTAAGGTAACTTTTTTTAGTTATTGGGACTGCACTGGGCACGGCAATGAGAAACTCGGTATAAGCTATCGAGGGGTAGAACACAGTACTAACGATATTCAACGTAGGTACTTATCCATAGTCGTTTCAGACGAATTCTTGGATAGAACAATTAAAGCCATCTTGGAGTCTGGTAAAACAGGCAAAGTAGGTGATGGTAAAATCTTCGTTAGTAATATCGAAGAAGCATACCGTATCCGAACGTCGGATCGTGGAAATCAAACTTTAAATTAAAAAGAGAGATGGAAATGTTGACAGTTAATAACCTGTGGATGATGGTTTGTACAGGTTTGGTGTTTTTTATGCACCTCGGATTTAGTTTGTTAGAAATAGGACTAACAAGACAAAAAAATACCATTAACATCCTATTCAAAAATATCTTCATCATTTGCATGGGATTGCTTATTTACTACATAGGTGGATTCAACCTTATGTACCCTGGCTTTGAAGAAGGTGGTTTGGGAGTTATTAAATTTGCAGGATTTGGAATTGATGCTCCTGTAAATGGAATGACTGCTGAATATGCTTCAGGAGGATATACTTGGTGGACAGATTTTCTGTTTCAAGGTATGTTTGCAGCTACCGCAGCAACTATTGTATCAGGTGCAGTGGCTGAAAGAATGAAGTTAACAAGTTTTATGATTTTTAGTTTAATCTATGTTGGATTAGTTTATCCGATTGTAGGTAGCTGGAAGTGGGGAGGGGGATTCTTAGACAATCTAGGATTCTATGACTTTGCTGGATCAACCTTAGTACACTCTGTCGGAGGTTGGGCTGCTCTTGTAGCTGTATGGTTACTTGGAGCTAGGATCGGTAAATTTAAAAATGGTAAATCCATTCCTATTTTAGGACATAATATCCCTTTTGCTACGGCAGGAGTATTGATATTATGGCTTGGGTGGTTTGGGTTTAATGGTGGCTCTGTATTAAGCGCAGATCCTGCATTAACATCATTAACCTTAGTAACAACTTGTCTTGCTGCTGCGGCAGGAGGAGTTGCATCTGCATTTACTACGCTTCTTAAAGATAAAAACTTTGATTTAACAATGTTCTTAAATGGAATATTGGGAGGTTTGGTTTCTATCACAGCAGGAGCAGATCAAATGAGTCCAAATGAATCTGTTATAATTGGACTTATTGGCGGAGTAGTTGTTGTGTACATTGTTACATTATTGGATAAGCTTAAATTAGATGATCCAGTAGGTGCAATAGCAGTACATTTAGGCTGTGGAGTATGGGGTACCTTAGCAGTAGGTATCTTTGGCAACATGGCAGGAGTTAGTCAATTTATTAAACAATTCTTTGGAGTTGTGACAATAGCAGGATTCTGCTTAATCACATCTTTCTTGATATTATTTACCATCAAGAAAATTATAGGACTTAGAGTTTCACGAGAAGAAGAGGTAAATGGACTAGATAATGCTGAGCATGGTATGGATGCATATCCTAAAACTAAATAAGCATTAATAAACTATCCACGATATTTAAAGTATCATGGGTTTTAAATTTTAAATAGAAGGGCCTTGTGCCCTTTTATTTTACACTAAAAAAAGAATTTAATTATGAAAAGTATATTTACACTTTTATTTGTACTAAGTACAACATTTATTTATAGCCAGGATAGCCTAGCTACAGAAAAATCAAAACTATCATTAGAAGGTAGTGCAGACATCTACTTTAGAAATAACTTAAGTACATCAAATACAGATATAGCGCCTACTACTTCATTTGCAAATGGCAACGGATTTAGTTTAGGAATGTTTAACCTAATCAGTTCTTATGATACTGATAATACTGGATTTGTAGCTGACCTGGTTTTCGGACCAAGAGGTGAAGATGCAGTATTCTTATCAAATGGTAGTTCCAATATTATAAACCAACTTTATGCTTATTGGGATGTTAGTGATAACATTACTTTAACTATGGGTAATTTCAATACATTTTTAGGTTATGAGGTTATTAGCCCAACAGGAAACTTTAACTATTCAACTTCTTACATGTTTAGTTATGGGCCGTTTTCTCACAGTGGTTTAAAAGCTGATTTTAAATTGTCTAAAAACTTTACAGGTATGTTAGCAATCTTAAATGCTACTGATGTTACAGAATATAATCCATCTAATTTAAACACGTTAGGGGCTCAGTTAGGATATAAAAATACCTATTTAAATGTGTTATATGGAAAACAAGATCCTAGTTTAACGCATACTTTTCAAATTGACTTAACAGCAGGTTATGATTTATCAGAAAAGTTTTATTTAGGTGTTAACTCTACATATAATGATACTGAAGGAAGTGGGTTTTACGGAGTTGCTTTATATCCTCAATATGATTTTGGTAAATTAAGTGCTGGTGTTAGAGCAGAATATTTTGCAGAAACTGGTGCTGGTGTAGGTGCTATTGGAACAGACGCAGATGTTATTAATTTAACAACTACTTTAGATTATACAGTTGATGATAACTTAAACCTAAAAGTAGAATATAGATTTGATAAAACAAGTGAAAATGTATTTGAACAAAAGGATAATTTAAGCAGCATTGTTGTGGCTGCAATATATTCATTTAATTAATTAAAATTGGTGTTCAATACGAGGGATTTGTAGCCTGTAAAGGGATGGATAGGTAAGACTATTACGGACATAATTATCATTTAGCGCTCCCTTTGATAAACCAATTAAAAAAACTCTCTAGATTGATGAAAAAGATCTAGGAGTTTTATTAAATAACATAATAATGAAAAACGAAATAGAAATTAAAGTAACCGAAGGGTGGTATTTATGTATTAGAGATAATAAAGAAGCCCCTATGTATATTGACAGTAATGGAAAATGGCATTTATCATCATATCATACAAATGATGTAGTACATAGAAGAATAGCAAAAAGCCCAGATAAAGTAGTAAAACGAATGTCAAGATAAATGTAATGAATAACCGAAGCCTAGTAATATTAAAACCTGATGCATTACATAGAGATCTATTTGGAGATTTTTGTGATTTTATTAAGAGTGAAGACATTGAAGTTGATGAGTATGAATACATCAAAAATCCTAGCACTCTTAAAATAAATTCACACTATGAAGATCATCTAGAAAATGATTGGTATCCTAAATTACTTAATCATATGAAAGCTGGTCCAATAATTGTAATGGCACTAACATCATTTCATAGTAATGAACCTATTGCTCATATAAAAAAAGCTTGTGATTCTTATAAGCTTCTTAACATGATTAATACTACATATAATACGATTCATGCAAGTGAATCACCTGAACATGCAATAAGAGAACTAAAAATTTGGGGATTATACCCTTAAGAAATCATGGAGAACATAAGAATTATTATAAAAAAATGGGATATTGAATATAATAAAAGGCTAGATACATTAAATTCAATGAGAGATTATGTATCAAGTGATTATTTAAAAGAAGAAGAGTGTATCTTAGATAAAATGCGCTCAATGATTAATGATGTAAAAAGCGGAATTCATGAAACTTCAAGTAATTGAAATTGACACAAATAAATTAGTATTTAAGATTGATGATGCGTCTAAAATACCTTTTTTACCATCTATTGGAGAAATTATTATAATGGAGAAAGGTCCTTGGTTAGTTAGAGGAATAGCGCATATGTGGGATAGAAACTTAATAAAGATAATGGTTTATTCTGCAGATAAAAAGACTTAATATTAAAACAATTTTCAAGATTCATTTATTTAATTAAAAAAAGACATGAATATAGAAAGTACTCTTAAAAAGGTTTTTGAAAAAGTAAAAAAACCAGTTACATTTTTTGATTGTGAAACTACAGGATTAGAAATATCAAAAGATGATATTATTCAAATATACATAGCCACATATGATAATAATGGACTATCAGAAATAAATGAATATTTTAACACTGATAGACTAATTGCACCAGGTGCTCAAGAAAAGCATGGTATATCTAAAAGTGATATTGAAGATAAGCCATATTTTAAAGAAAGATCTACTGAAGTATTTAAGTTTTTTAAAGGCGATTCAGTTATATGTGGATATAATCATGTTAGGTTTGATATACCTATACTGATAGAAAATTTATTAAGAAGCGGAATAAAATCAGCAGCATCATTACTTAAGAGAGAAACTATTGATGTATTAATTGAATATCGTAGAATAAATGCTAATGATCTTACATCAGTATTTGAACGAACTACAGGTGAATCTATGTCAAATGCTCACGAGGCACAGTCAGATATATATGCAACAAGTAGAATTCTTGAAGAGCTTTTTAAAGTAGATGATGAAATAACTCCAGTTAAGTCTACTAAAGTTGATGTTGATGGATTTTTTCAACTATTACCTACTGGCCTAGCATTTGCAAAAGGTAAATATAATGGTCAATTGTTAAAGAATATATCACATAATGATGTTATAGGATATTTATCTTGGATTGGTGAAAAAGCTGATTCTATGAGCTCTCATACTAAATTAGTTGCATTAACATTAAAAGGTAAGCTATTACAGGCTAATAAAGAATCTAGTCTTAAAGCACACTAATTAAAATATTTATTATATTGAAAACTCTGTCTAAAAATAGGCAGAGTTTTCAGTGTAATAAATAATATATGGAGTTTAAGCATAAAACAGGGACATCTTTTGATAAAGTATTAAATTTATTAGAAGAAACTGAGGTAGTATCAAGCGCATTTATAATGAAGATATGTCTATATGTAATTAAAACTAAAGAACTTATAGAAAATAGTAAAGGCTTACCTCACCATGAATTAATTGAAATATTTGATAAGCAAAGCGTAGATTTTTATGATGCACTTCAAATATATGAACCTATTTTTAGTCAAGGCTTTAGGATTTGGTTATTAAAAAGCTTCAGAAACCTTAAAAAAGAATTAATATGACTAGTTTAATTATTTTCAATGCTTTTAAATTTATTTTTTTTATAATATGTATATACTTAGGTTATAACGTATCAAGATACCAAGAAGATGCAGATGATTCTCCTATGGCTACATTTATTGCTAATGGGATAGGCGCATTTATATCAATCATGGGTGCACTTTGTTTAATAGAGATATTTTCATGATACAGTTCTTTATTAAATATTAAAAATCTTTTAACAGATGAATGAAGGCATACTAGGGTGGTTATTAGATCAAGCGCCTGTTATTGTAATAATGGGAATAGTGATATGGTGGTTACAAAAGCGTCTTATTAAATCAGAGGAAGATAAAACTGCTTTATCTAATGCAGTTATAAAGCTAACAACTCTTTGGGAATCAAAAGCAAATGAATTAGGCAATGAGAGTGATGAAGAAAAACAGTTTAGAAAAGAGGCATTAGCATTACTTAACGAGATTAAGATAAAGCTAGGAAATAAATAATAAAATGGGAATATTTGCAAAAAACATTTGGAATATTTTAACAGGAAAGCAATGTAATGCTACATATGCAGAGGCAGTTGCATCATGTCTTAGGATAGAAAATGCAATTCAAAATATTAATGCAAATTTTCAAGACGTAACTTCATTAGATTTTAATATAGTAAAAAATAGATGGACAGATTTGCCGTTAAATGTATCAAGAGGCGTATCTACTATGGGATTACATTTATCTGATGAATACCGATCTGTGTTAACATATTATTCAAAAAATTCATATATTGCACCACACGTACATTCAAAAGAATGGGAAGTAATTAAGATTCTTGAAGGTCAAGCATATGATAGAATATCAAAAGTTACCTTAAATAAAGGAGATATTTATATAATACCTAAAGATGTTAATCATCATGTAATATCCAATGAAGAATGTTATATGTATAGCCTATTTACTTCACACAAGGAATTTTTAAAAATTCCACATACTGAGCCTGATATTGCTAAACAATTTATTGAGAAGAATAAACTTAATAGAGCAAAAAAAATATAATCCTTTTTCTAGGGCACTTATTAAATAATAAAAGAATAGCCCTTAAATGAATTCATATATAATTGATATAAGCAAAGCGATTAAAGCTAATGAATGGCTTGTTATTGAACTAACCGAAGCAATTCAAAATTTAACATCGCTTTTTAATATAGGATTTGCTGTTACTCCTACATCATCTACTTTAACCACTGAATATAGGTTTAGTAAAGATGGTGATACATGGACAGAATGGAAATCATGGCCTGCACCTAACTCTCCTGCATTTACTAATGAATTTACTTGGCTTGGATTTAGGGTTAAATCTGATGTTGATATAACCGTAACTTCTTTAAAAATTGAATGGGAAGGAGGTAAATTAGGTGAAAATGGATCATGCGCTTGTACTATAACTGCATGTGGAACAAATAGTGGAGATAATTCATTTCTTGCTAATTGTAATACATCTGCACTATATAGCACAGCATTAAGTGGATTACCTTGGTTTGAAAATTTAACATGCTCAGTGTTTAATAATATGGGATGGCCTGTATTATATTTTAAAGCTGATGAAATAGAAGAAAGTCGAGATGTTATTTTTAAAGAATGGTCACTATTAAAAGTTAGAGACTGTAAAAAAATTAAAGTAATTGTGCCTGATAATGATTTCGGGTCTGGTGAATTTCAATTTACCGAGTTTGATGTAGACTTTGCGGATGAGTTAGAAATCCAAATACATAAGGAAAGTTTTTGGGCATCATTTGGAGCAGGTGAACAGCCTGCTGAAAAAGATTTTCTGTATTTTCCATTAGAGCGTAGAATGTATAGATTAAATTCAGTACAATCTCACAAAGGATTTATGAGACAAGTACAGTGGTGGAAAGCAAGCTTAATAAAATGGACTGAGTCTGATAGCATAGTAAAAGATAGTGATACACAAAAAGCAATTGATGATCTTACATTAAACTTTGAAGATGTTGGATTTGATACAATTAAAGCAGCTGAAGAAATAGATATAGTTAAGCCACAACAATACACGGTTAGAAGAATTGGTGATAGTGATAATTGCAGGGAAACTATTAACACAGATTGGGAAAAAGTAGGTGTTATAGAAAGAAACCTAAATAATTATTATACAGTATTTAGTAAATTTCAATATGATTTATCATTTCCTAAATCATCACTGAGTAAAGGTGTTAATGAAAGTAGTGGAATAGGAGCAACAGGCATGGCAGGTGCAACTGCATCTACTGTAAGTGATCCTTTAATAACTTATCAAAATTCTATAGATACTAGCAGTAATTTTTGTTTAATGTTTTGGTATTATATGAAACCTAGAGTTACTGGGACATTATATCAACCTTCTGCTACTGTTAAGTTATTTGGTGGCCAAACTCTTGTTAATGTAATAGGAACAGAAACAGCATTTACAGGATTAGAGATTGGCAGTAACACATGGTCATTTAACTTACCTAATAATGAATGGTATGGCATATATATAGGTAATAATGTAACATATGATGAACTTACTTTAAGAATTTGGAAAAGACAAGATCTTGTAAATAAAACCACAAAAATGTCTATAGTATATGAATCAACTATTAAGCCTACAGCATTTGGACCTAAATGGGATGTAGGCTTATATGCAAGTAACGATGAAATTGCAAGTATAAGATTTTTAAAAGACGTGATGACAGTTGAAAATCAACCAACATCATTTAATAAATTAATATTCAGAGAAGATAGTAAAGGATACATTATTGATGATTGCTATCCGCTAAGCTATCTTGGATATTTATCAAATAAATAAGAGTATTATGAAAATTAAAAACATTTTTAAAGCATTTTGGATAAATCATTTTATTAGACTTCAGGTATTTTCCTTTATGTTTATAATTGGAGCAGTGTTAGGAACTGATGGAGTTTTAGAAATAGAATCAATGGTAAACTTTTGGGATGTTATTTATTATATAGGAGTTATATATTTAGTTTTATTTGCAGTGTATTGGTTTATAAGAGCAATTATAAATGGAATATGCTATCTTATCAAATCAAAAAAGAATAAATGAAAAGCTTAAAAGAATATAAAGAGTATTTATTACTTGAAGCGTTTGAGGTATATGAAACTAATGAAGGTGATAAAATACTTGTACCTAGATTTAAACCAAAAAACACTAATCATAGAGTTTTTAAAGATTGGCCTGTAGGTAAAAACTTTGGATATAATCAACAGATATTATATGATGCAATACAATGGGGAATGATTCTTGAAATGACTTATGAAAAAGATGGTGTAAAAACCAAAAGAACTATTCAACCTATGGTTCTTGGTAAAAACGCAGATGATGAAAACCTACTAAGAGCATTTCATTTAAAAGGAAATAGTAAGTCATTAGGTAAAAATACAAAAAAAGTTTGGCGATTATTTAAAACCGCTAATATTGAAGAACTTAGTTTTACAGGAAGTTTCTTTAGAACTGCTGAATCTAATTATAATGAAAGCGATAGTGCAATGAAAGGCGGAATTATCACAGCTGCTGATATTAAAGATATTAGAGATAATCAAGAAAAGCTTGTTAATGAGGCGTTTAAGCTAGGATTGATAGAATTATTATAACATGAATAAAAGTACTTTAATACATATCTAATATATCTCTAGATATGAATTAAATTAAATATACAAATATTAAATTATGAGTAATAAAAACGACTTAGGTAAAGAACTTAAAGATAGTTTAGACGATTTAGTAAACCAAAGTCTTGCAAGTAATGATAATGAGTTGCCTGATATTGAAGTAACTACAGTTGCACCATTAAATCTTGGAGATATTACAGATAAAGCAAGAAAGAAAGCACAAAAAACAGTTATTAGTTGTCTTAAGCTATATTTTGATGAAAAGATGATTAATAAGAATGAATTCTTACAAGCAAAGAGCGCAGTAGCAACAAGTAACATAATGACACTTTTTCAGCAATTGAAAATGAGTGAACATATGATGAACAAACTCATTAATGAAATGGATAATGGAAATATGCAGCCAAGAATGTTTGAAGTTGCAACCAGTGTCCAAAACACGATAATAGAACTATTAAAGAACACTCAGCTACATATAATTTCAATGCAAGAAGATTTTAAAAGAGTTAAGCAAGAATTACCACTTTCTGAACAGCAATCGCAAAATGTCGAAGTTAATCAAGTAAAACCTAATACATATCTTAATGCTAAAAATATGTTAAAGGATTTAGATGATGATATTACAGATAGTGAAGAAATTGATTAAATACAAAAAAATAGATAAAGAAAATGAAGTCATTAAATGAACATAAAGAAATTAATGAATCTAAATTCTTTGATTTGCATGAATCTATAGATAATGTAGAGAAAGTATTAAGAAAGTCAGGATTAGATAAATCAAAATCTTTTGAAATTATTGCTAAATTAGATGATATTAGACAATATATTAATGGAAACATTAAGGTATTAGAATCTAAGGATATGAAGAATATTTTAAATAGTAAAGCAACTAAAGGTAAGCGGGTCTCTAAACATAAAGATAGAATAGGAGATACATTAACAATAAATGCTGGTGACGAACATTGGTTTGCAAGAATAGATGATAATGGTCAATACACAATCTTACATCATTCCAGTCCTTTAGGATATACTGATTTTGAAACTGAGGCTGAATTAATTGCACACTTAGAAGGTGATAGAAAAGTTGGTAAATTTAGACCTAACCGTGGTAGATATTAAAAACAAAACAAAACAAATAAAATGAGAAGTTTAGACGAGCATAAACTAATTAATGAAGCCAAAAAAAGATATAGTGATATAGAAGGCCTCAAAACCATAAAAGTTGACTATGAAGATGAATACACAGGTAAATTACGGCTAGGTAATAGTGGAATCTATGCGTCTAAGTGGTCAATAGAAGAGCCTATAGCAGAAACTCCTAAACATATTTTAGTTTCAGGATTTGACCAAGGCGGGGATGATGAAATGAACGTATATATAGTCATTAACAAAAAGAAAGGTAATATCATTGATTATCAACATTGGGGCTATGATAAATTATTGCCTATATATTTTAAAAATGCTAAAGTCAAAGAATCAAATGTTAATGAAGCCAAAAAAAGATATAATAATATAAAAGGCTTAAATAGAGAATTTGGTGACGGAGATGAATATGACACTGGAATACAGAGATACTGGGGAAATGAACGTAAAGGAACATTTGTTTATGCATATAATAGCCAAATAGAAAATCCAATGGCTGAAACTCCTAAACATATTTTAGTTTCAGGATATGAAGATTACGGAGATGATACAAAGAATGCATTCTTAGTTATTAATAAAAAGAAGCGTGAAATTATTGATTATGATGTATGGGACTATGATAATTTATTGCCTATATATTTTAAAAATGTTAAACTTAAAAGAACCAGTGCATATGAATCAAAGGTTAATGAAGGTAAGAAATATAAAATAAAAGAACTCTTCAATGTGTGGGATGAAGTTTATGCTGAAGACATGTCTAATGAGTATGGATCTTTTATAGATGACATCAGCAAAAATTATAAAGCAGGTATTACTAAAAGTGAAATAGCTGAACTATGGGATAAATATTATGGTGAAGACATCGCTGATGAATATTCTGGATTTTATGATAAATTAAAAGAATCAATGGTTAATGAATCTAAACATGATAAATCTCCATCAGCTCTTGGAGATTTCTTAAATAAAGAATCTAAACATTTTAGTTCATTTTTAAAGCCTAAAAGATTTACTGCATCAGTAAGCGGTGATATTTTAAAAATTACACCGGCATCAGGAAGCTTTACAATAACTGCAGATTTCAAAAAGAAATCTTTAACTACTACTGGAAAACCTGAATATCCTGAATCTGTTTCTTATACTGAAATAATGGAATATGTTAAACGCCGAACAGGTATGAAACCAGTTAATAAATCTAATTAGCAGATGGCTGATATGAAAAAATATATGTAATTATGAAATCTCTTTTTGAGTATTATAAAATAATAGAGCGAAAGTTTTCTACAGCACAGCGAAGAGAGTTAGCTGATAAAGGAATGGCATTACCTGATGGTTCATTTCCTATTGAAAATAAGGAAGATCTTAAAAATGCAATAAGAGCTTACGGAAGAGCTAAAGATAAAGATCGTGCAAAAGCATGGGTTATCAAAAGAGCTAAAGAAATGGGAAAGGTTAACTTATTACCAGCTTCTTGGAATGTAAATGAATCTATAAATGAAGGAAAGAAGTATGCAAAGCCGCCAAAGATTAAAGAAACGGTTGAAGAGGAAAATTACCCTGAAGCGCTTGAAGATGTTATTGATAACTTGGAGTTGGAGATTGAGTCGTATTTTGATGACCATGATGAAGTAATGACATCTACCATAAATGATTATATTATTGAAGCGATTAAATCTAAAATTAATGAAGAATCTTTTGATGATTGGGATAAGAATTATAATCATGAAGTAATAAGAGATGTTTTAGATAATACAAAAGAAAATAAAAGAACTATAGTTGAAACTGCAATTGAATCATTATTTTCAGCTGAGAGTAGAATTCTTGATGATATAAAAGAAGATTTAGATATTGCTAAAGAAAGGCAAAACGAATATAAATCTGAAAAATCTAAAAGACGTGAAGAATCTTTAACTGAAACTGATTTTGATCCTGATGAAGAAGAGATTGAAGATGATGAAGAAGGTACAACTATAATTACTTCAATCGAATCCCTTGAAGCTAAATTAGATAAAACTAATTATATCAGAGAATATAAGAAATTATTTGATAAGCATTTTAAACAAGTTTCTTCTAAAATTAAAAAAATATCAAGATAATGAAATCATTATATAAATTTTATAAATTAGATGAAAAGTTTACACCAGATGCTGTTGACATTAAAGGGTGGGAAATCATCGAAATACCAAACACATCTGCTAAAGTTAAAAAGATGAAAGCAAAGAATGCTAAACTTCTTAAAGACTATATTGATGTTAAAAAAATACAGAAATATATGGATGCTAACCGAAAAATGTTTGCACCAGCAGCCAAAGCAGAACAATATCTTGCTTTCTCTAATTTACATACTGAGCCAACTGTATTAGTTGCTACAAATGACGGTTATGCTGTCTTTAATAAAGAAGGTGAGTTTAAAGAATATCAAGCTAAAAGCTTTTACCCTAGAACATTCAAATATAAAGACGCATAATATGAAATCATTATATGAATTTTACAAATTAGGAGATAAGTATAAAAGCAACTTTGATTATGATGGTATGCTTAAAATTGCAACTAACTCTGATATATCAATGGGAGATAAAGATCTTAAGAAATTATATAATAGCTTCGTAGATGTTAATTATCATAAAGAAGCAGAGCACCTTATGATGGCAATTGATGCAATTGAGGAAGATGACATTAATGCAGCTAAGAAACATATGGAGCAATTCAGGCAGGCATGTGAAAAGCTTATTGAGAGTTTATTAAACGATAATCAAAAATACATTAAAGAAAGAGCATTATCGAATATAAAAAAATCACTAGGAAGCAATTCATCTATCGTTGAAAACATTACAAGAGATGAACAATACTTTTGGGCAGTACATGCAGATTTACATGATATGTTAATAAAGGCAGCAAATCCTATAAAGCTTGCTAAAGATTTATATAAAAAGATTAGAGATAAAAGAAGAAAAGGAGCATTAGATTATTTTTTAGAATTAATAAAGAAAGAGGCAACTAATGAACATAAAGAACTTGGTGATACTTTTTGGCCACTAATGTTAATAACATTAGGAGATGTTGAAAAGCTTTCTAATGGTGAAGAAGTTATTATTGGAGGATTTAAAGTTAAAGTAACTGATGATCCTGATGATAATACAGTTCATGCGTTTGTTGACCTAGATGAAGGAATTCTTTTTGAAAGACGTATAAGACAAACTAAAAGAATGAAAAATAGTAATAAAGTTGTCTCTGCTACTACAAAAGAATTATTTGGACCTGATGGAAAATATGAAGCACAGGTTAAAAAAATATTTAAGCTCTTTAAGATGGAGGTTAGACAAAAGGCAAAAGAGCTTGGAGTTCCTGTAGGCCAAGTTAGAAATTGGAAAATCACTTTAAAAGATTATGATAATGCAGATGTTGGTAGTAAAATATAAAAGAACCTTAATCAATAAATTAATATGAGCTATTTAGTAACTAATTTACCACAAATACAATGTTATGTACGTAAAGAATATCTTTATGATTTTGAAAAAGGTCATGGTGAATATGAACCATGCTATTGGGTAAGCGCCAAATCAATATTAGGTAAAGCATTATACATAGAAGCATATTTAACTGAGTATGGTGCTCTATATGATAAGTTACCTTTATCTGCATTTGTTTGGGATAAAGACGTTAATCAAAATGATTTTTTACCTTTAGATTTTCTACAAATCTGGGATTGTTTTAGTTATAACATAACGGTTATAGAAAAAACTATATTAAAAAATATAGATTGCCAAGTGTATATGAAAGATAAAGAGTGGCATAAAGGATATTATCTTTTTACTATTGATAGTTGTCATTCAGATCCAAATGAACTCAATGTTAGTTTATCACAAACACCTAATGAGCATAAGTCATTTAATATACTAAAAATGGATAATGGTCAATTTGCTGCTCAGCCTAATAACAGAGTTTTATTTTATGACCAATCTCTTACACCTAATAAATTAAGAAAACCTGACTTTAAAGTTAGTACACACGAGTTCTTTTGTGAAAATGGCCATAAGTGGGCTGCTGACGAAGGATACTTTTATGAAATAAATGATAAAGAAGATGAAAAGCCTTAACGAATTTTTAAATGAAAAGAAAAAATCAGTAAGTAAAAAGAGAGCTGATTTTTTTAAAAAGAATGATGAATTATCAGATAGTAATCCTGATGCATATAAAGATGCTCCAGGCGATGAAGCTGCTAGAAAATCAGGAAAGGTAAAAAAGAGTAAACATACAAAAAATTACCATGATTTATATGGTGATAATGTTGATGAAGCAGAAAAAGAATCTGATAAGAATAATAAAGAGCAGATTTCAGAAGGACCTCTTAAAAGCCAAAAGATGGAAAAAGCTCTTAAAAATAAGTCAGATGAAACTGGTGTATATATTGGTATATTAAGAGCAGTTGCAAGGCGAGGATTAGCAGCATGGAACTCAAGCCATAGAAAAGGTGCAGGTCAAGAACAATGGGCATTAGCCAGAGTTAACGCATTTTTAACTAAAGGTGATGGTACATGGGGTAAGGCAGATGCTGATATGGCAAGAGAAGTTATTAAGAGAGGTGAGGATAAAAAATTAAAAAAAGCTTAAATCTTAAATGAAATCATTAAAAGAATATTACAAGACAGGTTCTATGTATTATAATGCTTCAACCAGCAAATCAGTATATAGTGATATGGATCCTAAAGAAAAAGCAGAATTAGATAAAATGGCTAAATCCAAATTTGGTAGGAGATTTATAGATTGCTCTTGGGATGAAAAGAGTGGCTTACGAAGTGCATTAGATACAAAAGCATCAGAAGAAGAAGGTGATGTTGAAGATATTATTAAAAAAGATGCAAATGCTGATAAAGAGCGTATAAATAAAGATATTGATAAAGGCACTGATAGTGAAGAAGATGAAGATTCTGATTATGATAGCGAAGAATAAAATAAGTAAATATAGATGAAAATTACAATGTTAAGTGATATACTTAAAGAAACTAAAAAAGATGGTAGTAAAAAATATTCACAAGCAAGAGTATATACATTTTGCTCTGTGTTTTTTTATTTTACAGTTCACGTACTTATGGCTCTTGAAGCATATAGCCCAAAATCATATGATGTAAATGTAGAGATACTTAGATTAATATCTCAAGGTTTATATAGCGCTATGCTATTATTTTGTGGATATACGTTTGGCGGTAAATTTATAGATGTTGTCAATAAAATCAAATCAAAAAAAGAAATAAAAGATGAAAAGCTATAAAGAGTTTTTAAATGAATCAGAAAGAAATGTATCTGTTCAGTATCTTAAAGGTCTTCTTAAAAATATAAGTAATAAGTCCGCAAAGAAATTTGTAAATACTTGGATTGCTCGCGGAGGTAATAAAAAAATGGTCCACATTTCAGATAAAGAATCTAATATGCTAGACATCATTGAAGGCGGTGGACCATATCCTAAAAACTTTGGGAGTAAGAATTAAGTATTATTTGATAGCCACCCAGAATCTTTCATTTCATCTATTATTTCTTTAACTGCTGATATTAATTCAGGGCTCTCAGCATTTATAATAGTCATCCATTTAGGATTTCGCTCTGCAACTCCTATAAGATATGCTGGGTTGCTTGCAACCCAAGAGCATTCAGGATATTTTTTATCCACATATTTTAAAGTTGGCATAGTGAATTTTTCGTTATCTTCTAGTACATGTGCCTCAATCATAAAATTATCACATTCATATGTTATGCTTCGGCTATATGCAAAATCTTTTTTAATAGATATATCATCTTTAGCTTCTTTGACATACCAGACATCTCCTATTTTTATTCTATTTTCCATTTTCTTGATCTATTTCAAGTAATCCTAATGATTGTACATAACTTTCATAATCTTCATTAATAGATTCCTCAATTTTATTAGCTCTTTTTACATTTCCTTCTGCTCCTGCATTTCGTCTTTTTACTTCTGTCATTACAGCAGATCCATAATGTTTCTTTTTAATATTTGCAGTTTCTTCAATTTCTTTTGCCTTTTCCTTAATAATATCAGCACAATTACATACAGATGTTAGTATATGATCTCCTCTAAGAAGTGCTTCTGTTAAAAATTCTTTAAACGTAGTAGCAGTATATCCTCTTTCCTTAATTGTTTCAAGACTATCTCCGCTTATTGTAAAATCTTCAATAGGTTCATGAATTACAACACTGGCTCCATATAATTCCATGCATAAGAAGTCATCTAATTCAAGAAAATTAAGTATTTTATATAAGCTAACAAATTTCTTAACAAATTCAACGTGTCTTGGTTTACTATTAGGACTTGGGTACCCGCCTTCTCTATAGTGATACATATTTACTACATTGTTGAATTCATTACCTGAAATGCTATCATTACTGATGATTTCTACTAACTTCTTAAGATTTTTTTGATCCTCTCTTAGTTCATTTTGTATTCTTTCTCTTAACTCAACAGATTCGTTAAAAGTGTCTTTGATTTCTTCTTGTATCATAATTTATTATTTAATGTGTATTTATTTTTAATTAATCATTGTATTAAATCTTCCAAGTTAATATCATACTCTTCAAATACATCTCTTATTTTACTTTGTATTTCAACTGCATTGTATTCCCACTTATCTTTTATTATACCTTGTATTTTAAACAATGTCTTTGCCATATCTAATGATTTAACACATCTTAAATGAGCCATTACGTCATCTAAATCCTCTAAATCGAATTCTAGTTTTGCTTTCATAATTTTATTAATCCTGTGTTGAACAAAAAATCTATAGCCTCAATAAAGCATTTTAGATCATCAGGCCCTTTACATTTTTTATTAATACTGCCAAATCCATAGCTGGCCTCAGTGCTTATAGGGTTAAATGTAATTATAGGAAATTCTTCATTTAAAAGAAGATCTTTCTTTTTACCTAAGGCATATTCAGATTTTCCTGTAAACGGATTAGAGTATTTATAAAAATCTTCATGTACATGTTCTTGTATTACATCTAAAAATATTTCCATTATATTTTGTCTGTTAAAATGTTATCAATATAAATTTGAGCTGCACTTATTTTTGTATTTTCACGTATAAATTTTAATGCCCATTTTGTTCTAAATACTGAAGTTAACATATGTATTTGATGAATATCCATTGCTAATATGTCACTTGCTTTATAAGTAGATAATTCAGTAGGATGCTGTAAATCTTTAACATTCATATTTCTATTTCTATAAATTGCGGCGCATTAATAGGTTTATAATTTTCATTTAAGCAACTTGCATTAATAAATGTAATGCCATCTTTTTCAATAACTCCATACTGTTCATGTATATGACCAAACACAACAACTTTAGGCTTTACTTCTTGTATTTTTTTAAGCAGCAATTCACAACCTACGTTAGGGCTTTCATTATACTTTCTAAACTTATGATCTATTAAATCAAGAATGCCATACGGTGGACCATGAACTATAAGTATATCAGTATTGCTAGGTATCTTATCCCAATGTAATTGAATTTCATCTCCTCTCATTTTGTTAAATGCCCAATTATTAAACCATGGTTGAATAGGAGTACCGTATATATTTAACCCGAATGAATTTGTAGTATTTTCATTTAAGTAAGTAAGGTTTTGGTATGGCTTAAGGAGCTCATTAACTTCTTCAGCATCAGTACATGGAATAGGTCTTTGGTATTTATATCCAGTATCAAAAAAGAAGTCATGATTTCCTGCAATGAAAATTTTAGAAGGTGCTGGCAATGTATTAAACCAATCTAGGAATGCTTTAACTTCATGCATATACCCAGATGATGTACAATCGCCTGCATGTAATATAATATCAGCATCTTTCCATTTTGAATATGTTTCATATCCAAATTCATCATATTTTAATTTATCATGCCATTTGTCATGTAAAGAATGGGTATCAGATATACACGCTATTTTTATTTTCATTTATTTACTATTTAAAGATATGAGTAAGTTTTGCAACTTGCCCATGTTTCTTTGAATGTATAAAACCTTCAATTGCCTTAGTGTTTCCACTATATCCATTTCTGTGATGCCATGAATCTGTTGCAGATGGGCTTCTTAAATATTCAACAGTAGCTCCTTGATAATCTTTACCGCTTTGAAATATTCTAACATCTTTATGATGCACGTGATGTAGGTAAATATATCTATGATCAGTTTCAGCCCATAATGATTTACTTTCATTTGCCATTAACAGTGGCATATCTGCCATCTTTGCACCATCACCGTGAGAAAATCCTAATAATGATTTCCCATACTTAATGTACTTTCGATGATTATTTGAAACATCAAAACTAATATTAGGATTTTTGTTAAACCAACTTGCAATGGAATCTGCTAACATATATCCACTCATAAAGTCATGATTGCTTGGGCAATGTATAACATGTACATCTGCTATTTGAGATAAATTTTCTAAAATATCTACATATAGCTTTCTTGCTGCTGTAAATGATTGATACCACATGCCGTCAGTATCTTGTGGAGTGTTTGCGGTTGTTGTCCTATTAGTTTTATCAATATGTAGAATATCATTTCCAATAATAAAAAATATCTTATCAATATGATAGCCACTTGATTTTTCTAAAATACCAGATACTCCTTCAAGTGCTCTCTTAATAGCTTTCTTGATATTATATGATTCACCTGTTTCTGATTTAACTGCAAGCTTTCCTATATGCAAGTCAGCAATATCAATAGTTAATGAATGTTTTTCAGCGTTTGTATCTTTCCTTTCAATTTTATCATATGAAGGTGAATGGACTTTCATTTCTTCTATGATTTCATCTCTTATTTCATCATAAGAAATTAGGCTTTGTTGATTTTTAATAAAGATAGATCCTTTTTCTGTTTTTAACCACCCATATGCCCAGTTTTCAGGAGGTGTAAAGTTGTTATCTTCAAGATGATTTTCAAAAGTATTTAGCTTTACTAAAGCCTTTCTTCTGATCCAATCATATAAGCTATTTTTGTTAAGTCCATGTATAGATGATAATTTTACCGCAATAGCATTAGCATTTTTGCCTTGTTTTGCCATTACATCTATTTCTGGCCTTAAGTAATCATATTTACTTGCCATATTCAGATCTTTTTAATTTAATTAGGTTTTTATAGATTTTGTTTAAGAATTGATTAAATATATTAAATTATTTATATCGTGAGAAGTCTATCTGAATTCTATCAATTATTAGAAAAAAAGAGCGTAAGAGGAGGAAAAGATGTTGCTACAATAGCAGAGCTTGCTCAATGTTATGCATGTGCCATTGCATCAAACATAAAAAAATCTAAAATAACGGTAAGTGATATAAATGATGATATGATTAAACAAGCTAAAATGTTTGTTAAATCACAAAATAGAAAGCCTATAATTACATCTCTTTCAGATGATTGGAAAAACATCATTGTTTCAATAGCAAACAAGTTACTAAATGAAGGATATTCTATACCTAATGGAATATATCATAGAAATGATAAGTTCATGCAAGCGATTTATATGAAAGCTAGAATAGCCGCAAAAAATAGTGGAATGGGTGCACTTAATGATGATAAGTGGAATCCAGGCGATATTTGGGTTAGTTCACCTACATTAAACCTTAAGCATGTTCCGGTTGATTCAATAGAAAGTTATAATAAGTGGATTAAAGATAAATTTGAAAGTAAAGAGCTTATAGGAATAAGTTTAAAGAAACCTAAATCAATAAAATCACCTAGGCTACAACTTTTTAATGTAGATGATTTTATTACACCTATGTATTATACAGGATTTTCATACAAAGAAGGTAAAGTAGACCATGATGATGCATTTTTTGGAAATAAGCATATGTATTTGTTTGGTAAAGAAAAAGCTCCAGTTAAAATGCAAGGACGTACTTTTGAGAGTACTAAATTTACTGCATATGCATTAGAAGTAATGGGAAGTTCCGCAGCAGGCGGTAAAGTAGGATGGACAATAATCAGATCATTTATTGAAGAATTTACTAATAGAAGTGGGTTACCTGGATATAAAGAAATTTCAAGCATAGCGAAAACTGATATAGACAAACTTATTAATATGATTTATGATATTTTTATAAAATATTGTAAAAAGACTTGGTCATATGATAAGTTCTATTCAAAAATAAATAAGGATCCTTATAGATTATTTTCGCAATACTATAATCTATTAATTATAGACATTCTCGAAACACATAAAGGAGAAACATCTGATGAGATCTTTGAAAAGGTTTTTAACCATGCATCATCAAGAATACAAAGCTCAAGTATCTATATAAAAGTAAATTAAATAAAAAAATAATTTGCATTATGTATTTTTTCTAGTTATATTTGTTACTATACTAGTGTTTAAAAACAAAGAGATGATTAAAAGAATTATATCAGGAGGGCAATCAGGAGTTGACCAAGCAGCGTTAAAAGCATCTACGCTAATGAAAGTACCTACAGGAGGTTGGGCACCTTATAATTGGATGACTGAAGATGGTCCAAGAGAAGGTTTATTAAAAAAATACAATTTAATAGCAGACCGATATGATACCAGCACATATCAAATAAGAACAGAAAGTAATATTGATGCGGCTGATGGTACATTAATAATTTCATGGGGTTTAAAATCACCTGGAACTGCATTAACAAAATCACTATGTATTAAAAACAGAGCACATTACTTTGTGATAGATAATATAGAAGATCCTCTTGCATTATATGAAACAGTTGAATGGATAAAGAACCATAAAATTAAAATATTAAATGTCGCAGGTCCTAGAGAATCTAAAATAGGTAAGATACCTACTGAGTCTACAATAAATTTTATAATGAAAATAATTAAGTTTCTGAACTCAAAATAAATAAAGTATGGAAACTCAATTTGTACCGCACTCAGAATCAATATCACTTAAAGAATTAGGATTTAATGAACCTTGTTTATCATTTTATAGTAATAGAAGTAATTATAGCATCTTAAGTGCATGCAATACACATAATGATAATCAGTTTAGTACTTGCACTAATCAACAGCTTAAGAATTACACATCAGATGAATATTGCTCAGCTGCACTTTACCAACAAGCATTTAAGTGGTTTAGAGAAAAACATAAGTTGTACCATGCTATTGAATTTAAACATAGTAAACATTATGGTTACATTCAAAATTCAGATTTTACTATTTGGTGTGATACTTACGAAGAAGCGCAATTAGCTTGTCTTAAAAAATTAATAGATCTTTATCAAATAGAACTAAATAAATCAAATAAAGTTATTGATTTAAGATACTGTGATTTAGAAGAAATCTTTTCTACTGTAGGATATTTTAAATAACACTTTAAGAATTACATAAATGATAATGGATCATCAGTTTCTCTATTAAAAATTTCATTAAAGCCATCTGCTAGAAAATCAGTACTTTCATCAGAAATTGACCCTCTTCCCATAGTCTCAAGAATCATATTTTGAGTTTCTGCAGGCAGCTTATCAAATGCTTCTGCTATAGTATCTTGATATTCAATTCCTCTATAACTTTCCATAAGGTTTACACAAGCCATAACAGTGTCATCATGTCCTGTAACTGCTTCATAGCTGCCTTTTTTATTACGACTAAAGAACCCTAATTCCTTAGCAGTCCATTCCTCCGATATTTCAATATCTCTTTTTGATATTCGTGATTTAAGCTCTACACAATTTCTTGGTTTACTTTCTTTATCTTGTCTTATACCTATTCTTCTTGATCTTGCACCTTTTCTATGATAGCTTCTAACAAATATTGATTCATCATAATCACCACCTCCAAATAAATTTTTAATCTTTTCAATATAAAAGCTGCCATATGTATTCCACTCAAGAACTACTTTTAGCCTATCAATATTAAAAAATTTATCAGAATAAAATAATAAGTAACATATTTTACAAAACTCATCAATAGGCATATCGTTTCTTCTGAACATACCAACTTGTTTAAACTTAAAGAATTTATAGAGCTCAAATCTTTCATTACTTAATTCTTTAATACCATCTTCGTTTTTAGCAACTATTTGAAAGATTTGCATTACTGTATGATCTCTTCCTACTCCTTCTGCTAAATCTATACTTAAAAAGAAATATGCAGAATCATTTTGAATAGTTTCTAGGTCAAACTCATTATCCCATACCAAGCCATCATGGTCTAGCATATAATCATCAAGTAATGGTATTATTCTTTGAGTGTATTTCTTTTTACTGCTTTCAACAATTCTCAACTGTTCACCGCTAAGTAATAACGTATCACTTCTCAAGAAACTACAATTAAATTGTTCATTAAAAGCTTCATCTCCCATGTTAGAAATTTGCTTCTTAGCCCAATCATCATCTCTTCCTGGCACTTTCCACCAAGGAACTTCAAGAGATTTATATTCATTCTTTCCTTTCATTGATTTATCAAAAATATCTTGAAATAAATCATATCCATTAGGAGTACTTGTTACAATTATTTTAGTATTTTCACCTGCGGAAACTACAGGATATATATTATTATAAAAGTCATGCTGAATATTGTTTCTAACATGGGCAAATTCATCTAAGAATAATAAGTGAATTGTAAAACCAATAGCTGCTTTATCAGTGGTAGTTGTGGCTAATATTCTACTATTTGCATCTGAACTAATACTGAATTGATTCCATACAGTCATTGCAGGTTTTAAAAAGAATGGCAAGTTCTGTATTACCATTTTTGCTTTATCAAGAATTTCTTTAGCCGTTACTCCTTTATTACCTGCAAGCATTATGTTCTTATCAAAATGAAACATCATATACCATACAAGAAATACACCAGCAACAACAGTTTTACCAATCTGTCTTGATCCTACAACTATATTATATCTATCTTTTTTATAGTTTAATAACATCGTTTCTTGGTATGGATATAAAGTAATATGATCAATACCATGTTCTTGCATAACTTTTACATAAGTGTTTGCAAAATATATTATATCTTTTTTACATTTTTTAAATTCATTAATCTCTTCTTCAGTGTATTGAAACGATGTGTTCCCTCGCCTAATTGAAATATCATTCATAAAGAATGGGTGACGCACATCGCTAAGACTTAGTCCTGCGTTTTGTACTTTATCACGAAGATCTTCAACTAATTCAGTTGTCCATATAGTAGAATCAAAATCTGGTTCATTTATATCTGAGAACTGGTTAGCAAATGTAATTAGCTTATCATCAAAGAATCTACTTTCTCCTTTTTTAGCCAAACTAGTATATTATTTTTAATTACTCTAGTGTTCTCTAAAAGAATCAGAGTCTCAACTTCCTTAAAGTTTTTACAATATATTAAATACACAATCCAGAGATTTGTTTAACATATGGAAGTTTATTTTAATATTTAAACAAATTAAATAATATAGCGATTAAACAATAAAACAAATTAAACAATATGTCAGACAAGACAGATAAAAACATAACAACATATATATCACCTATAGTTAAATCAACAACTCCATATGATTTACTAGAGCGCAGTAAATATACGATACATACAGTAGATGAAATGGGTAAATCTGATGAAGCTGAGGTTGTTAATGTTCCAGATGTCTTAAGTATTATAATGACATCTCAATTAGAAGCATCTGTAATATTAATGGAAAAACTATTAACAGATAATAATATTGTAATGGTTGATGACTTGCAAGAATCTTTTAAAAAATATACTACTGATTTAAGAAAAGTAATCAATGATCCTGAAACTTTTTTAAAAAAATGAAAAACTCTAAAACAGAAATAAAAGAATTGATGTCATTTGAAAGCAATGGTACGGATATATTTAGTGTTAAGATATACAGAAAAAATAATTTGTATAGTGTTATTATAACAGATGATGCTAAAAATATCAATAATAAAAAAGCATATGAAAGCATGTCATTTAATTATTCTATGAAGTTTTTTCATAAAGCTATTAAAGTATATTCTGATAGATTAACTAAATAATCTATTATTTTTTAAACTAAATAAGCATTGTCATAATTCAATAAATAAAAATATGATAGAAGTAAGAAATGATGTAAAGAAGATTCAAATTTTAAAAGAAAGCGATGAATCTGAAGTACATTATATTGAAAGGAGTGGGTCTCATTATGTTTATACCTTCTTATCTGCTCACGGTGAAGGCGTAGTTCATCAAGTATCACCAGAAAATTTAGATACATTTATTAAGGATTTATATACAGGTTTTGTAAACCATAAACAGTCTTTAGGTCAATCTGTTGTTATTGATATAGATAAAGATATTAATGACATAAAGAAAGAACTGAATGTCTGAATTACAAAACAGGAGCTATGATCTTACTGACATAGGAGGTGTTAAGTTTGATGAGGAAAATCATATATACTCAAATGCAAATGGTGAAATATATAAATCATCTACTGGAATTATAGGTGAATTTAAGAATTCATTTGATAGTAAAGGCATGAGTAGATATAAATCAATTAAGGAAGTCTTATCTCCCGATTCTTTTAATAAGCTTAAGCGTAAGGCAGGCGGCTGGGATAAAGTAAAAAATTATTGGGATTCTCTATTAAATCATAGTGATAAGCTTAAGAATTCTCTAGAGCAAAGACAGAAACAATTTTTAAATGATTGGGCTAAGAGTGGAAATGATGCTGCGCTTGCAGGATCTATAGAACATGGCAAAAGAGAAGCAGAAATCATCAAAAACGGATTCACTTGGGATAATAAATACTATCCAAGCTCAAATAAGAACATACTGCAAGTAGATAAAAATGACATATGTGCTATACCCGAGATATTGTTATGGGATCATGGCATGAAATTAGGAGGACTTGCAGATTTGCCACTTTTTGATAAAGGGTATATTCATATACACGATTTTAAAACAAATAAAAAAATTGATAGGACTGCATTCAATGACCAAAGACTTAAACATTTTTTAGGGCATCTTCCTGATTGCAGTTTTATGCATTATAGCATACAATTAAGGATATACCAAAAATTAGCCTGTAGGTTAAGTGGTCTTAAACCAGGTGAATGTTGGATAATAAGCACAAAGAATCTTGAATATGGTAGAAGCGAAGATGTGTATATCGAATGTGCAAATGTAGATAAAGAAGTAAACGCAATATTTGAATATTATGAAAATAACTGAAAAAGATCAGCATGAATTACATAGTCTTATAAATTCATATAGTGAAGCTAGACGTATTTTGAAAATAAAGCAAGATGAAATACTAAAGCTTAGTAAAGAATTAGATGAAAGTGCTAAAGAGTTACGTGATATTAGAGAAGCGGAGCAATTATTTGTTACTAAAATATCAAAAAGAGAAAATGTAGATGAATCTATTGTGATTAATGAAATCTTAAAAAGCTTAAAATAAAAATAAAAAACAGAATGGGAATTTTTGATAAGAGAGTTGCATATAAACCAAATGAATATCCTGAATTATTAAGATTTAAAGATGCTATACGGCATTCATATTGGTTACATACAGAATTTAATGTAGAATCAGATGTACAAAATTTTTTAGTGAACATAAGTAATAGTGAAAGAGAGGCAATAAAGAGAGCAATGCTTGCTATTTCACAAATTGAAATTTCAGTAAAAACTTTTTGGGCTGATATATACAAGAGAATGCCAAAGCCAGAAATAGGCGCAGTTGGAATGACGTTTGCTGAAAGTGAAGTAAGACATGCTGATGCATATGCTTTTTTATTAGAAAGACTTGGTCTAAATGATGAGTTTAGATCTATTATGGAAGTTCCAGCAATTAAAGACCGTGTTGATTATTTAACTAAGTATTTAAGTGGTTCTAGAAGTAGAGATAACAAAAAGTATGCGCTATCAGTATTGCTATTTGCAGTTTTTATAGAGCATGTTTCCTTGTTTTCACAGTTCTTAATTATGATGAGTTTTAATAAGCATAAGAAAATGTTTAGTGGACTTTCTAATATAGTTGAAGCAACTAGTAAAGAAGAGGAGATTCATGGTCAATTTGGTGTTGAAATTGTTAAGATAATCAAAAATGAATTTCCTGATTGGTTTGATGGAGATCTTACTGATGATATAGTTAAAGCTTGTAAAAAAGCAGAAAAGGCTGAATGTAAAATATTAGATTGGATATTTGAAAAAGGCGAACTAGAGTTTATGTCAAAAGACATAGTAAAAAACTTTATTAAAAACAGGTTTAATAACGCATTAGCATCATTAGACATTGAACCAATTTTTGAAGTTAGTGAAGAACTACTAAATGAAACTGTTTGGTTTGATGAAGAAATGATAGGAACCAAAGAAAATGATTTCTTTGTTAAAAGAAGCACTGCATACAGTAAAAAAACAAAAAGTATAACAGAAGATGACTTATTCTAAAGATAGAGAACCATATCAATGGTTAAACGAGCATAGTAGAACATTCTTAAATGGTGGGTATTTAGGTAGTAATCAAACACCTGAAGATAGGCTTAATGAAATAGCAATACATGCAGAAAAGATCTTACAATTAAAAGATTATAATTATGCTGATAAGTTTAAAGATTATATGAGTAAAGGATGGTTTTCTTTAAGCTCTCCGATATGGTCAAACTTTGGAAATAAGCGTGGTTTACCTATTAGCTGTTTTGGTAGTTATATTGAAGATAGTGTAGGTGGTATTAGTTATGCAAATAGCGAAGTTGATATGATGTCAAAAATGGGCGGCGGTGCATCAGGATATTTTGGACACATTCGAGGTAGAGGAAAATCTATTTCAGGTAATGGAGAAAGTAATGGATCATTTCCATTTGCTAGGAAATTTGATACATCAATAGATGTTATTAGCCAAGGAACTACACGTAGAGGCCAGTTTGCTGGTTATATAGACATTGAACATGATGACATTAATGAATGGTTAGAGATACAGCTTGAAGGTAACCCAATTCAATTAATGTTTTATGGAGTTTGTGTAGGGAAACAATGGCTTGAAGAAATGAAAGCAGGTGATAAAGCTAAAAGAAAGGTATGGGCAAAGCTGTTAACTGTGAGAGGTGAAATTGGTGCTCCATATATCTTATTTAAAGATAATGCAAATGAAAACACTGTAGATGTTTATAAGGATAAAGATATGAAGATATATGCTTCTAATCTTTGCAGTGAAATTATGCTGCCTAGTAATTCTGAAGAAAGTTTTGTTTGTTGTTTAAGTTCATTAAACCTAGTTTATTATGATGAGTGGAAAGACACTGATGCTGTGGAGGTTATGACTTTCTTTTTAGATGCTGTTATGTCAGAGTTTATTGAAAAGCTTGAAGCCTATAAATCTAGCAGCAGCAGAGAGGATCAGCATGTGTGGTATTTTATGCAAAGAACTTATAATTTTGCAAAGCGGCATAGGGCACTAGGAATGGGTGTTATAGGATGGCATTCATTATTACAAAGTAAAAACTTAGCATTTGAAAGCTTTGATGCAATGCAGTTAAATAATCAAATATTTTCAAATTTAAAAGAAACCGCATATACTGCTTCAGAAAAATTAGCAGAGATATATGGTGAGCCTGATGTATTAGAAGGATATGGTAGAAGAAATACTACACTACTTGCAATAGCTCCAACTAAATCAAGCGCCTTTATAATGGGTCAAGCATCTTTAGGTATAGAACCTTTTACAAGTAATATTTATGTAAAAGATCTTGCTAAAATAAAGACAACTTTTAAAAATCCTTATTTAGAAAAAGTACTTAAGTTAAATAATAAAAATGATAGAAAAACATGGCTATCAATACTTGAAAAGGATGGATCTGTACAGCATTTAAAATTTCTATCTGAACATGAAAAGAATGTTTTTAAAACATTTAGAGAAATCAGTCAACTAACAATAATTCAACAAGCTGCTCAAAGACAAAGATATATCTGTCAAGGCCAGAGTTTAAATTTAACAATTGACCCACGAACTCCAACAAAAGATGTAAATGCATTATATTTAGAAGCTGCAGACATGGGTGTTAAGTCACTATATTATCAAAATAACGTTAATGCAGCACAAGAATTTAAACGTAATTTAATGGAGTGTTCTAGTTGTGATGGATGATCATTTAATAGAGAAGGATTAAAAGCCCTTCTCTATTAATTTTTATGTACAGAATTAATTATTTTATGTATATTTTATATATATTTGAATATGGATTTAGGCTACGCATGTATCAATAATACACTAAAACAAAATAAGATAACTACCAACCGAGGAATGATTAAAAAAACATTTCAAGAACGTGGTTTATTATATGCATCTGAGCTTGCACTAAAGAATGTACAAGATCTCCATACTATAATTGAATGGAATACTAAAAACAACATAAAAGTATTTAGGATGTCATCAGATCTATTTCCGTGGATGTCTGAATATACTATTTCTGATTTGCCTGATTGGCAAGAAATTAGTAATATGTTACTTAATGCTGGTACCCTAGCAATGCAAAGTAATATGCGACTATCATTTCACCCAGGGCCTTTTAATATTTTATGTTCTCCTAGAGAAGATGTTGTAGAAAATACTATCAAAGAATTAGGACAGCATGCATTCATTCTTGATTGTATGGGATTACCTATTAATAATACACATAAGATAAATATTCATATAGGCGGTGCATATGGCGACAAGTCTTCTGCTATGGATAGGTGGATTACTAATTTCAAACGACTTTCAGAATCCACAAAGAAGCGACTTACTATAGAAAACGATGATAAGCCAAGCATGTACGCAGTTGAAGACTTATTATATGTATCAGAATCGACAGGAGTTCCTATAGTATTTGATTTTCATCACCATGATTGCCATCCAGGTAATTTATCAAAAGAACAAGCATTACGATATGCGATACATACATGGCCAAAAGGCATAAAACCAATGACCCATTATAGCAGCTCTCGTAAAAATTACGAAGATGGTAATGTAAAAGTTGTTGCACATGCAGATTATCTTTATGACCATATTCCATATACTGACATATATGAATTTGATGTTGTATTAGAAGCAAAAGCTAAAGAATTGGCTCTAATTAAATATCTAAACGACTATAATTCTATACATGCATGATACCAAAAAAGATTCATCAAGTTTGGTTAGGAGATAAAGAGCCGCCTGCTCAATGTCTAGAATGGGCTAATCAATGGAAAGAAAAGTATCCAGATTTTGAATATAAATTATGGCGAGAAAACGACTTTGGCGAAAATGCGTTTGTTAAAGCTGCGATAGAACTTAATGAATATAGGTTTGTGTGTGACTGGGTTAGGGCTAATATTTTATATCAAGAAGGTGGAATATACATTGATGTTGATATTAAGCCATACAAAAGAATGAATGAAGACCTTCTTAATTGTGATTTTTTTGTGAGTAGGACTGATACATGGTGGTTACAAAATGGCTTTATGGGTTCAGTTAAAAAAAATAAAGGCGTTAAAGCATATATTAAAGAATGCTCTTCATATCATAATGTCATGAAATTATTTAAAGAAGCTAATCCTGATTATAATGAATGGACAGAACGTGAGTTATTTCTTAACTGTTGGGGGGATAATGAGGTACTTTTTAGAATTTTACCTATTGTATATGAAGACTGTATTTTAACAAATGAATGGAATGGCACTATAAGCAGCAATAGTAATAAACTTAAGTTTATTGAATCTGATGTAGTGCACTTGTTTCCTCTAAATGTAGACCCAGCAACAATTCCAAGACGTAATTTAATTGGAATACATAGACCTAAGATATGAAAAGCATTAAAGTAAGTACAATAACAGTAACAAAAAATAGGTGTGAATTTCTTAAAACATCTATAAATCATTATCTTAATCAAACTCATATTAACAAAGAAATGTTAATAATGTATTACAGTAATGATAGTGAAACCATGAAATATTTAAACAGCTTAGATAAGTTTTGGAGAAATAAAAATAATATCAGAATATTTAAGCATATACCACAAGATGGAATCTACCTAGGATCATTAAGAAATCACTTGATAAGTAAGGCAAGTGGTGATTATGTTATAATATGGGACGATGATGATTACTATTCACCTATCCGTATTGAATCACAACTTAATAAAATACTTGAAGATGGATTAGATGGATGTACATTAAGAAGTCTTTTATTATTTTCATCAGCTAAAGATGAAGTTAGGTTAAGCTTTGACCGTCTTGAAGGTTGGGAAGGATCATTAATGTGTAGAAGAGATATTATGCCATTATATTCAAACATGCAGAGATATGAAGATACTCCTGTACTTAAAGAGCTATTTACTAAACATAAGGCAGTTTCATATCAAGATCCTGAGTTATATGTATACTTTCTTCATGATACTAACGTATCAACATCATATCATAAAGAGGAATTGTTTGTTAATAGTAGCAGATTACCTGGTCATAAAAATTACAAAATAAAAAAAATAATAGGAGTTTTTAAATGAAAATCATAACAGCCCAATATAATGCAATATACACAATACAACATAAAGAGTCTACATACATAAGACAATTTTCAAAATTTGCAGATATTAAAATACCTGATGAAATAATTTGGTATGAATCTGTTAATGGGGAAGCATCACTTATAGAAAATAATAGCACTATTCAAGATCTTGAAGATTTCTTTATGCAAATAATGGAATAAATAATATAAAGAATTTACATTATATGAAACCGCTATCATCATTTAAAATGTCACAAGAACTAGAATATCATTTGAATAATGGTATTGGAATTTCTGAATGCGTATTTATGTACGGGTCTGAAAAGTTTTGTGATCTAATTATTGAAGTTAGAGAACTTTACAATAATGGTAAACTGCTTCTTGAAGGTAGAGATAAAGCAATCGCATCTTTAAAAACTGGAGAGCCTGGTATTTATAAAGGAAAGAAGATTAAGTTACATTTACCTGATTATGCTAAAACTGAAACTAAAAAACTTAGAGTTTATTTAGATAGCGGTAAAAAAGATAAAGATAGTGGATTACCTATAGCAAATATAATAAGATTTGGTGATCCTAATCTATCAATAAAAAATCATGATAAAAAGGCTGCTGATAGTTTTCAAGCAAGGCATAGATGTGATAGTAAAACAGATGTTAATAAAGCAGGCTTTTGGAGTTGTAATATTCATTTATTTGCAAAGCATCTTGGACTAAAAAGTGACTATCCGTGGTAAATCCATTTAAGCAACTAAACATATGTGGATATGTAATTAGAATATTCTACAAAAAAGATGAAATGCTCTATCAATGGCATAGAGATAATGAACATCGTGAAATTTTTTTCTTTCCTTTTGGCAAATGGCTATTTCAATATGATAATGAGCTTCCTAAAAAATTATCAATAGGAATTAAATGCTTTGTATTTAAAGAAAATTATCATAGGTTAATTAGAAAATCTGGATTTTTAATCGCATTAATTAAACAATATTAACATACATCATATTTAATAATAAAAAATATGTCATTAGTAGAAAAAGCAAATCAGATCATTAATTCTAGATCTGAAGAGAAAACTAGGCAATATGGTCCTATGATAGAAGGAATGAAAGCAGCTACTAATATTTCAGAATTCTTAAATATTGAATGCGATAAAGAATCTCAATTAAATAGCTTTAGATATTTATATGGATTAAAACTAAGTAGGCAAAAATATAACCATAAAGAAGACAATTTATTAGATGCAATTGCTTATAGGATTTCTGAAATTAATGCAATCTTAGAAGATAATGGATATGCATCTTTTACTATTGAAGAGTTTAATAAAGCATATATAGAAACAACAGGAAGTATTAAGTATGAAAACTCTTTTGATGTAGATATTATAAATAGCTTAACCCAGCTTAATTTAAAAGGTGATGATATTTATAAAATATATTTAGGTCTTGAAATGACCGAAGAACGTATTGCTATATCTAAAAATCATATGGCAAAAAGAATTGCATCAATCTTAAAACAAATACACATTCTTAACTTAATGAATTCTTATAATGTTTTATAAAGAAAGACCACAAGACATGAGTAAAATCATATGTGTTGATTTTGATGATACTCTTAGCTTTACTAAAACCCGAAACTGGGAAAGCGCTGATGTTAATAAAGAACTTATTAAAAGACTGAATGAATTACAAAAGAATGGTTGGTATATTCTTGTTTTAACAGCAAGAGGGTCTATTTCATGCGATAGTCGAAAAGAAGCTGATAAAAAATATAGAAAGAACATAGAACAATTCTTAAACTTTCATGGTCTTATTTATAATGAGTTAAGTTTCAATAAGCCACTTGCTGCATATTACATTGATGATAAAGGAATTCTTCCTGAAGAGTTTTTAAACATTGATATAACTCCTATTAAAAGAGGTAAGAGTGGTGCAATAGTTGAAAAACATGGCAATGAAATTTACAAAACACATACAGATAGCAGAGAAGCTAGTAAATGGTACATTAAAGCAGAGTCAGCAGGATTAAGTATTCCGGAAATTAAAAGTCTTGTAGGAAATACCTTAAGAATGGAATACATTAAACATGATGATATTCTTAATTTCCATGCAATAGGCAATGAACTAAACTGTATTGCATCAACTCCATCACTAGGATCTGATTTTATTACATATATAGATAGAATAGATTCACATCTAAAGATCAATGTTGAGTCTGGGCATTTATTAAATGATGAAAGAATGTTATTATTAGAAAATATGCATAGAATTACTCCTTTTATGAATATGCACAAATCTTTTATGCATGGTGATTTCTCAATAGAAAATATGATCTTTAATAAAACTAAAGGTCTTGTTTTAATTGATCCTATCTATATAAAAGACCTGTATTCATCAGTATATCTTGATATTGCGAAACTATCACATAGTGGAAGAAAACATAATAATAGCGGATTACAATCATACTGTAGGTATGTAATGAAGCGATATACCGATGATCTTGATAAATCTCTATTGAATAAAGTACTAAAAATTCTTGAAACAACTCAATGGGTTAGAATCTTAAAATATCATACAAATGATCCTAATTTTAAAAAATACTTAAATATAACTAAAGATCTTATTAATGCTAAACTTTAAATTATTACAAAAGCGTGCTAAAGAGCTAGGAAAGAATGTTAATGAACTTGATATTATTTTTACTAGCACTTGCGGTGAATTAAACCATATAGGACATATTGATCTTTATTATAAAGCAAGGTCTCTTGGAGACTATCTTGTTGTTGGTTTAATTAATGATGCAACGATTGATAGACCAGAAACAAAGAATAAACCAGTACAGAGCTTATTTGAAAGGTGGGGACAATTAAACTCAGTAGAATATATAGATGAGGTAATTCCGCTTGATTCAGAGAAAGATTTAGAAAATGCATTACTTACTCTATTACCTAAAATCAGATTAGTTGGAGAAGAATATAGAGATAAAGATTTCACAGGTAAGTATATCAATGAAATTGAAATAAAATACAATACTAGAAGACATCCATACAGTTCATCTGATTTAAGAAAGCGATGTCAATTAGAAGAAAATAACAAAAACCTGAATGTAGGATACATTAATGAAAACGATAATTAAAAACCCATTAGACAGATTAATTGTTGAATATAAAGAACTTAACTCTCTTAATAGTAAGAAAACTCTATTATTTCCTTTAGGATATAGTAAAGTATATCAACAATTAGATTTAGAATCTGAGCATCATGAAGACTTTACTGATTGTATTTTACCTTTTATAAAAGATGATTATAATATTATCTTTATAACAGGATCTATCACTACATACAATAGTGATAAATTAAAAAATCATGGAAATGGAATTATCTTAATTAAGCTTGAAGGTGATAGTTTAATTCTTAAAGAAGAATTCGCTGAACATCGTGAAAGCATTTTCAATATTATAGAAAACGTTATTAACCCTCTTAACATTACATTAGTAGTTGATTTTAGTTGTAGGTCAACATTTACATTTGCACAATCTTATGTTGCATATAATAATGTAAAAGGAATTGAACAATTTAAAGGAGGTGTTAGAATTAAAAGAAATGCCAGAGGCGCAAAAGATTTCTTAGAGTTATGGAATAGTCACGAGCCTGGTTTTAATTTAGGTGGATATATTGGACTATCTATGAATTTATATAGATGTACAATGTATATTCTTAATAGGTTAGGTAAATCTGTGCATATATTTTCACCTGATCCTAGGTATAGTAAACTATACAGAGAAAACCTTTATACATTTGCAGCTGATGATATGTATTATCCAATTACTGAAGATTTTAAAGTTGATGTTATTAAACATGGGTATGTTACACAAAGCCATTTAAGCACAGGCTTATTTAATAATCCACTATTAAAATTTAAGGATAAGAAAATGGATTTACTTTTTTGTGGCACCGTATCAAGTGAAAGAAACGAATCTAGGATAAAAATGTATGAAGACTATATTATGAATATAGCTGATGGGCCACATTCTTTATATTATAAAAAGATTAAAGGTAATGAACTAAAAGCACCAAGTACTTATGAACATATATTAAACAACAAGTTTCATAAAGGAATTGAAGTAACATATGATGAATGTACAAAACAATTTATTAGACATAAGTATTCTTTTGTTCCATCTCCTATAATTAATAATAGTTATCATAGAAGAATTGCACAGGCAGTATCTCTAAATAATTTACCTCTTGTTGCTCACGATTATGACCCGTTAAATAAACAGTTGCCATCTAAATTTAATGATATTTTAAGAGTAAAAAATTCTAGTGAAATTAATCAAAAGATAAAATATTTTAATCAAAATCCTGAAGAAGCTCAAGAAATTATTGATGAAATAAAACAATACATGGGATTTAATGATTTAAACAATAAAGATAGCATTAAAAAATACATTCTGAAAAAATTAAAGTTATGAAAAAATACAAGCATGCTGCAATTATTCCACTTATAGGAGGATTACCTATAGGAGTTGAGAAAGAATTAGGAACTCCTCCTGAATATATCTTATCTTATCCTGCATTTGGTTTTAATGATGGTTTATTATTAAGACATTATGAAAATAAAGGACTTGATATTCCATATATTACTATCGATGCAGAAACTAATGAATTAATAGATGCAAATAATGGGGAAAGACTTACTGATGTTGATATTGTAAGTAGTACTTGTCCATGTGCAGGTTTATCAATGCTTAATGCATCAAATGGCAAAAGTGCAAGTAGTAGAGGATCAGATGCTGCTCAAAACGAATGGATGTATAAAAGTACTGAGTTTGTTTTAGGTACAGTAAAACCTAAAGTAATGTTTGGAGAAAATGCTCCAGGGTTTTTTACAAAACTAGGTGCAGGTGTTCGTGAAAGACTAAGACTTATTGCTGAAAAGCATAATTATAGTTATAGTGTTATTAAAACAAGTACAAAGTTACATGGAATACCACAAAATAGAACAAGAAGTTTTTATTTTTTCTGGAAATCTGATGCATCTCCAATATTAGGTTATTATGATAGAGAAAGAAAATCCTTAATAGAATACTTAAATGATATTCCTGATACTGCATCTCTTAGAGATTTATATTCAAACGAGTTATCACCAACTGATGCATTTCCTACATTTGAGTTTCTTATTGAAAGGAGTGGGTTAAGCTATACAGACTTCTTAAAGAAAACTGGTGGTAAAAAATTCTCTACTGTTGAAACTATATTAGAAGAAGAATTATATGATGAATTCTGTCAATGGTTTTCAAAGAAAGGATATGATACATTAGATGAAAAAGATAGAAAACGTAGAATCAAAGCAAAGATTGATAGAATTTGGGATAAAGTAAAAGTTAGACAAGCAGGTGGATATTGGGATGAATCTCCACAGTTTAATGGAGATTGTATGAATGCGTTAATTTCAAAATCTGTAGCAAGTTTTATTAATCCAAATGAAAATAGGTATCTAAATGTTAGAGAAATGCTACACTTAATGGGATTTCCTCATGATTTTGAAATTAAAGGTAAATCTGAAATTCATGCAATTACTCAAAATGTCCCAGTAAATACTGCAGCTGATTGGACTCATGAGGTTGTTAAATTTTTAAACGGTGAATTACCATTAAGTAATACCCGATATTTAATGCAAGATAATTGTGCTCAAAAAATTGTTTTAGGCGATGTTGAACCTGCTATAAAAAGCAAAAAGTTATTTTAGAATGAACGTAGTAATAGGTAAAATAGGTAAATCTTTATCATTTGATACTAAATCATGGAATGGAAAAGGTGGTGATTGTGATGCATATAACATATATTACCCAATAATTAAAGCTAATCCAAATATTACTTTTTATTGTATAGGTAAAAATGACTTAACAAGAAAAAAGTTAAATATAGCAGATAATTTAATTGATATTTGGCAATTCTATAACACTGAAGACTATCATTGTGATATGTGGAGATTTCCATATGAGTTCTTTAAAAGAATGAATATTACAATAGATTATGGATTAATATACACAGGTCCTGTAGGAAGAACAAATATTCCTAATCATACGCCTCTTGAGAGTGATTCTAATAAAATGGGTACACCTCTTGATATGTTAAAGAATTATGTAGGTCCAATGTTTTCTTATCTTAATGAAAGTAAGATAACTTTTGATATGCTATGTGTAGATAAAAACTACTTTCCATATGCATCAGTTGATTTAATTAATCCACCTAGAAGATGCATCAGTGTTTGGGAACAAGAGCATGAAATAAAGAGTATAATTGCAAAAGGTGATAATACTAAAAAGGTTGATAAAGTTAAAGAAATTTACTCTAAATTAGATGCTACAATATTATATGATAAGAATAAACTAGATCTTGATTCATGGTTATCCATTGAAAAACCAATAAAGATAGGGCTAATTCTTAATCAAGGGAATGCATCATCTCAAGATAGATTAAAAATCTTACAAGAATATGTATTAGATTATGATGTTAATCAAGAAGCTCATATTTATGGAAATTGGAAAGAAGAAGTTCTTAATGCACATTCTCAAATCAAAGGAGTGGTTAAATTTCATGAATTAGATCCATTGGCTCAAAAATTTAAGTATACTCTTGTTGTAGGAAACACAAAAGGTCCAGTAACTACAAAATTTAGAGAAGTTGTTTATCATGGTATGATACCGTTTGTTCATGAAACTTATGATACACAGAATAACCTAGATTTACATGACTTTTTAAGAGTTAAAAACTCTAAAGAGCTACACACTAAAATAAAAGCATTGGAGCAAAATCCAGAAAAATACAAACAGCTTAGAGTTCATTTATATAAGAAGTATCTTGATGATGTATATTTTAACGGTCAATATGCATCAAGCCTATTTAAAGCACTCTCTAAGAATATAGAAATAGTTTCTAACAAATCAACAGAACAGAAGCTAAACATTATAAAAACAAAATCATTATTCTAATTTTTGATTATAAGTTCCAATAGTACTCTATTAAATAATAAAAATAATATATGTACTGTTGGAACTTGATATTACTACTCTTGAATATACATATCTATTTCTAAAAGACTTAGAAACTCAAGGGTTTATTTCTTATGATTTATCATTTAAGATTATTTCTAAATTATCTGGTAAAAAAACTTATATAAGTTATAATGATTTAGCAGATTTTCTTGCTAGATATTCAAGCCTAATAAACGATACAAAGCCTAATAAATATTGTATAGTAGGTGATTTTATATTTTTAGAGAACATTAGGTTTATTAATAACACAGTTTCGTATAAAAGTAATATAAGTTTTTATAATATAGCAGATGGGAATCCAAAGTCAAAAACAGATACAGAATATAATAATTATAAGAATGCTTCATTAATTGCAGGCACTAATAAAAGTGTTGCATATTTAAAAGATTCTTTAATTACATACTTTAATAAAAATACTCTTCTTAAGACAACTAGAGAAGATGCATCTGTTGATGTATGTTATGTAGACCCAGGATATGTTGGAGTATTAGGATATAATCCTAATGACCCTGCTACTGATAACAGCGGATTAGAATAAAAATAAAATTGCTTAAATGGCAGATAAAATTAATTATAGAGGTAACAAAAATAGGCCACTAACTCATACAGAGTTAGATAATAACTTTAGGTATAAAGAACAGTGGTCAGCTAACTATCCATATAAAAAAGATATGGTAGTTCTTTATGATGATGGACTAGGACCCTACAATTACATAGCAAAATTCGATACACAGAAAGCAACATTTGATCCATTAGATTGGACAAAAATAGGCGTAGGTGGTAGTGGCGTTCCTGGTGTTACAGGACCTACTGGAGCTACAGGTAGTCAAGGTAATATTGGACCTGTTGGAGCAACAGGAATTGGAGTAACAGGACCAACAGGTGCAAATAGTACAGTGGCAGGACCTACAGGAGCTCAAGGAATTCAAGGAATTCAAGGAACTCAAGGAGCTCAATCTACTGTTCCAGGACCAATAGGACCTACAGGACCGATAGGAGCTACAGGTACTGGAGTAACAGGAGCAACAGGTGCAAATAGTACAGTAGCAGGACCAGCAGGACCTACAGGAATAGGAGTAACAGGTGCAGCTGGTGCTAGTGGCCCTGGATTATATGCAACATCTGCAACTCTATTTTCATTGAATAACGGAAGTACATCTCAACTTAATGTAGTACCTAATATTGGAACCAATTCATATGGTACTGCATTCGTGGTAGGCTCATATGTACAGATTTCAAAAACTTTATCACCTAGTGATTTTCAAGTAAGTAGAGTATCTTCATTTAATAACAATACTGGCGCATTACAATTTGATGCACCTTTTTATATAAATCCAGGTGCTGATACCAACCCATCAAATAGCTGGGTAATTACAGGTACTGGTTTACCAGGACCAACAGGGCCTCAAGGAGTAACTGGGCCAATAGGTGCCACAGGTGCTACTGCAATTGGCCCAACAGGACCAAGCGGTGGTCCTGTAGGTCCTGCTGGACCTACAGGAGC